CATGGTGGACTTCGTGACCATTTTCATCGCTAGAGTTCATTATGACTTCTGTTATATCATCTAAAGTGCAGAAACCTTTATCTACAAGTATCTCTCCAAGAGATTTCTTATCTCCTTTAATCTGAGCTTGTAAAGCCTGATTTAATTGTCGTTTTGTGATTACATCTTCATCACAAAGTAACTTGCCTATTTTAATATCACCGTTCATTTTAGAATCCCAGAAATTGGTAATTAAGTCCAAATTTTAAATCATAAGCTGGTCGTTCCCAATAGAATAAATACCTACCTTCAGCAAACACACCCAAGTTATCTTGTAGTTTAACTCCAAATATTACACCAAAGTCATAATCGTTCCAAGCTACAATGCCTGGTTCAATAAATTCAAATTCATGAGCCTCTTTACCATCTTCTAAATGTTGTTGGTATCCCGCAGCATTATGATAAGAATATTTATCATGACCATAATGAAGTGGTAAATAATTACCCCAAATATGAACCCACCAACTATCTGAATAATGATAAGCATCTATTCCTAAAACTAATGATGTTTCTTTTTGAAATCCAATATCTCTTTTAACACCTGAAATATAATCTTCTAACATACCTGGAAAGTGATATACGAAAAACTCTCTATCCGTATAGGCAAATACATTACCCTCGGCATCTCTCCATAACCAATCATGACCCCAATATTCCCCACCTTCATTCCAAAATGGTCCTGCTCCTTCAATCGGCACCCATTCACCGTTTATATACTCCATTAATTCACTTGTAAGAAAATTACCATCTTCATCAATCATACTGGCATCTACCCATCGGTTGTCATCTACACCAAAAGCATCTTCGGCGAAATCCCACCACGAACCTCTATACCACGTAGTATCCAATACCATAGCATCAAATCCATATACAGGATGTTGTCTGTGTTTAGCACCGATACTGATATGGAATTTATCATTTAATATTCCAGGTGTCCATTTAAATCTTAAATCACCTTGTCCATAATTAATATCTTCCAATCCTAATTCTGTCCAACCAATCTTAGCCATAAACCAATCACCAGTATATCGTAACCAATACTCTTGATTGATATATTCTTCACCCCATTGACGACCTTCTGACCATTTGATTAAATACTCATAACCCTTGACAGGTCCAAATGTCGCACTTTCGTTATAGTTTTCCTCAGAACCCTCGTACCAAGTACCACCTTTACCGGCGGACTTAACTCCACGTTTAGGTTCATAGTTAAATCTACCAATTTTTCTAATACCAAATGACTTTTGAAAGTCAGGTTCCAATTCACCTTCAGTTCTCTCTACTACTAATTCGCCCGTAGATAATCCACCAACGATGGCAAATTTATCATCTTGATATCTTGGTGCGTTTAAACTAAAACTTGCATAAGCAGTTGAGTATTTGAAAAACTTCCAAATTTCTGTTTCCGCAAACAAAGATGAGGTCAATAATAAACCCAATATAATTTTCTTTAACATCTGTTTTCTCCCATGTTAGTAGCGTTACTCTACTATTATAAATATCATGTTTGTTTATTTTTCATACTTGGATAAATCAAGATTTGCTAACGGTTTTTCGATTTTTAGGTCTTTTAATTTAGAATTTGCTACGACTAATTTAGAACCACCGACTATTTTACCACCCACTATGTGATAGATAAAAAATACGGTTTTCCACATACTGACTCGTACTATACGACCGGGTTCCCCATCGACTTCTACAACGTCATCTTCGTTATAATCATTACCTAAAAAGATCATAAACCCATCTACTGCTTCTCTTATGGTATTTTGAAAAATGAGTGTCCCCACTCCTGCTAAAAATAACCAACCATATTGTCCTATCAATCCCTCGACAAGACCTTGTGCCTGGTTGTCCATGAATCTATTCTCCTATATTATATTGTTTTTATTACACTAATAAATATAATATATACGGCGAATTAAACATCAAATCTTAAAACAAAAGATATATCCATCTCTGGATCATTTTTGATAGGACTTGATGTTCTACCCACAATTAATAACTCATTATTATCATTATATAAACCAATAGTAGTTATATAGGGTGCAAATTGTGAATGAGAAACGAATGGTTCTACGAATTGGGTTGCATTGTAAAATGTTGCAAATGAACCAGTTGAATTGGGACCACCACTTGGATTGTCTCCAGGTGGAAAATAATAACGTGGTTCTGTTCCTTCCACAACCGTAATACTGCCACTACGTTGATGAGTAAGACTTATATTTCTTGATGTATTAAACTGACCTGCTGGTGCTATAACTGTATATTCATGTTGATAAATTGTATGTGTGGATCTATAATCTATTTCAAACCCATCTGTTCCAGTTCCAAGTCCTACATCTTTATACGATCCAGTATCCGTGAAAACCAACATTCCTGTATCATAAAATACATTTCCTATAGCACTTCCACTGCCCTGTGCAGTCCACTTTGTACTATCCCAACTACTACTTTTGAATGCTGCAAAACTTGATGAGTATGCATTATCATAAAGATTACCATCTCCATCATCTTTAATGGTAAAAGTTACATCCGTACTATTATCTGTTACTTGTACCGAACCCGGTTTTATTTCTTCACCAAATAATTCTTGGGGAACTGAAATAATAGAACACGATGTGTGTAAAAGTCTATGTTGTTTGTTTGGATTTGTTGGACCATAACTGAGAAATGGTTCTTTTCTTCCAGATGATTTAGGAAGTTTTGGATTGTTACTAAATCTTTCATAATAAAGATTATTTATAGTATAATATAACGGTAAAGAATAATAAGTTCCAAGACTATACGGTTCTATATTTAGACTTGCAGAAAGGGAATTATGAATTCCAAAGCTTTGAGACGCAGCAGAACCAGTTAGAAAATTATGAAAACTTCCACTAATTCCCCTTAAACCATATACACCGCTTCCACTATCGACATTAGTAAATTGAAACCTTTTATATGTCTTAAATGGATCTATGGAAACGTCTTGTGGACTGACATTTCTTAACATAAAGTTTGCCCCCTATCAATTAAAAGTCAAGTTTAACTTTTATAAGAGCTTCTCTCGAATAAGATTTAAGTACAGGTTGACTTAGTTTGGCAACTGCTAATAATTCATTTGAATCATTGAAAAGACCAACAGTTGTAATATAAGTTTTTGGATCTTTAAAGAATGTTGTCTGTGTAAATGCACCATCAGACGATGTAAAGAATGTTGGATTGTTACTGAAATTAAATTCTTTATTCCCCGCTCTACAGAAAAAATGAGTAGAAGAAAGTCGTTCTTCTCTACGTGCTTGAAATTTAGCTCCTTGTACCATTGAATCAAAAAATTGTGGTACATTACCACCGAGTGTATTAGAAGATGTAATTGAAGTTATATCTCCCACTAAACTATCTATTTGATTACCACTCAACAGAATTAATCCTACGTCTGGATAAAATAATCCAATACCACCACCAGCCTGTGCTGCTGCTGATGTTTTAGTTACTGCAGTTCCAGTTGCTATTGAACCACTGACAACATTAAAAACTCTACCACCAATACCTGAATCGGGGTTTGAAGTTGCACCACTATCATCAATTAATTTCACTGCACTTCCACTCAACTGAAGTTCCCAATTTCCAGGATCAACTTTTTCTCTCATTCTTGCTCGTTTAAATGAAATAGCGTAAAAATGATCTGGAGTATTGTCTCCAGCATATGTAAATCTATCTACATTTGGACCTAATAACATATTAACAAGTTGTGCGTGAATTGCCGCAGTTGATCTATTTCCTGTTGCTGCACCAGTTGTACCCATTGAACCACTGCCATTTATATGGCCATAAGTTATAGAAAACTGAACTTCCGCTTCACTATCCGTCGCGGGACTTGTTTTATAAATATCGTAATAATAATTACCCGAACTTGCACTTTGTGCGGATTGGGTATAGAACGAAGTAAGTGTACCTGCTCCCCCACTCCAAATACCTGATGATATAGTAGATTTCAGATTCTTTACTACATCATTGTCCGTGTCAAATAATTTAAATGCTCCTGATAATGCCATTTCTATCTCCTTATATAATTCTTATTAACTTGCCCCTGCTCCACCAACTGGACTTCCAAGACTAGTCTTATTAACCTGTATCGAGACTGTGGTCGTTGCCCCAGTTTGATTACCCACAATTGTAAGTTGAGTTTTCTTCGCCGCTGGACTTGTAAATACTTGTGGAAGTACTTTTACAGTCAACCCACTTACATTCTGACTCTGTGTTAATTCTTCATCACTTAAAGTAATAGGAATTAATGGAGCAGACGGACTTGGGGATGCTTGAGCCACTTGTAACGTTGCTACTGTAGTATCATGTATGATAAAAGTATATCCTTGTTCAGAATCAGTGGAGTTTAATGTACCAGGTGCGACTAATTCACCATTTCCACCACCCTGAGTAAAAGTGAAACTTGAAACCGCGACATCAAGAATAGGTAATCTTGAAGTTTCCTTTGGTAAGGTTACAAGTTTATATTTTAATGCCTGAGTTTCATCTGATACTGGTTCTAATAGAGGCATATTTTCAATCACTGCTCCATAATAATTAGTTCCGTTTGGGTGTGATGTATCCCATAGACGATAATCAACCTCATCATCTGCTAATGCAAACTTTGTCACTGTAAATTCATTTCTACCACGAGCTAAAAGTTCTCTGCCACGTTTGGTAAGAATTGCATCTATCGTAATAGTTGTGTTGTTTAGAAATCCCATTGCCTTCTCCTACTTATATTTTTTTTGTTTTTAATCGGAATTAATCCTGGATAGTGAATAAAACTTTCTCACTTATAAATATACCAAATTCTAATTTTTGTTAGTTTTTATTTGACTTTCAGCTTAGATTCACCAGGTTCCTGTGTTACAAGGGTAGTTGGTGAAGTTATTACTATAGAAACAGGACTTTCCAAGTCTAATGTACTCTTTTTTGTCTGTACACACCCACCATAAGCTAACCTAAAGTACGAATTATCATATCCAACACTTTGAATTTCACTTCTTACTAATGACCGAGAAGAATAATTTCTACGATCTGTATCCCAAACGTATCCGTGATCTAATCTTGCATTTTCTGCTGATGAATAGAAAAATCTATATTCAAAATTATGTTCGGAAAGTACTGAAGATGATATATTTGGTTGCAATACCTCCCTAAATATCTTTTCAGGACCACCTATTGTTATTTTGGCATCACCCCATCTTTCTTCACCACCACTCCAACCAGCAGTAGATGATGAAAGAATATATAAAGACTCTTTCCACATTGAAGAAGTTGTCTCGCCTTCATAATAATCATATGAACCAGTTACAATCACGGTATCAAATATACTCGCAGATCCCTCATAAGTTGGATATGAACCACTTACTATTGGTAAATGACTGGTTACTGATGCAGAAAGTGGAAGTATCTCTGCAGATGCAGATTGTACATACATAGGAACATTACCTCTAATCACCAAATCTTCAAATGTAGGTTTTTTACCAACCACTTCCTTTTTTCTTTCAAGAATATTTGGTTCAATCAACAATCCAACACTTGCATTTGCTCTTGCTGGAACAAACTGTCTTAATTGTTCAAAAATAGAACTATCGTAATATCTAATTAATCTTATATAATCCCAAAAATTATTTGGAGATGTATATTTTTGCCAATAAGTTGTTGCAACATCTTCTAATGTTCTATATCTATGTTTATATTTGTCTCGTGGATCACCAATATATTGGTCAAAATCTAAATTTGCTACTGAACGAATTATATCTTCATCTATGACATTTGTTGGTGAAAAATATACCCCTAATTTATTAGAATCCAAAGGAGCTGTATCATATGCACTAAGTTCGGATCTCTTATCAACGGATAGTCCACCAAACGATAATTTATTAGTTTCTAATCTAATTTTATTTGAAACTCGTCTACTTGGACCCACATTTGGAATTAACATTTGTTCTTCATCTACAACAGAACTAAAATGTGGTCTATTGCCCAATGTGTATCCAACGGCCGTTCCAGCTTGAATATAAGATTGGTCTGCACTTGTATCACGAATTGAAGTAGATGCATCTAAATTTGTATCGTCATCAAATGAATATCGTAACACTAAATCTGTCCATGATGCAGACGCATGATTTCCAGCAAATGATTTAGGGGCCCTTACATGATTATCAAAAGAACCAGAATTTAATGCTGTATTCCAATAACGAAACTCCATCATTGAGCCACTTAATTGATTACCAAAATCATCACTTGATTTACCACCAATATATGCAGTTTCATTTCCTACAAACGAACTATTCCACGATGAACTTGTTGCCCCATCAATAGACATGGTTGTATATGAAGAAAGATAAATCTTACTTCTACCTTCATCATATTTCTTAACATATAACCTATAATCAATCTTCTGTGATGTACTATCCGACGTTAATTGAACCCCACTTGAAGAAACACGATTTAACATTACAGAATAAAATTCACCGTCATAAATTGGTAAAGAATCGGATGTAAGTTCTGCCGCACTTCCTGCTGATGCATTCAATACAAATGAAACAGTTCCATGATTATCTGATGAACCATTATCTTTCAATCTTATGGCAAAACCATGAGTTGTTCCTGCTTGAAATAAAGTTTGGTTAGAACCACTCGCTGCTTTAAACCTAAATTCTATTGTATCTGGTTTTCTACTTGAATTTGTATCGTTTGCCCAGGTTGTCTGAATGTATTGTCCTGCCTTAAAATCTACTGCCTTAGTAAAACTTCTATCTATAAAATATGATGGTGCATCATCCGGACTTGGATCTGGACCTCCATATTCTTTAACTCTTAAAATTGTAGATGGTATACCATAACAATTTATTAACCCCTTAAAAGAGCGAAGAGTTCCCTTTGTCTTGAGAAAAAATGGCATATTATTTATCAATCGTTTCCAAATTTCTCTTGAAATTTCTCGTCCTGAAGTAGAAGAATATTCTGTAAAAGTATTAGCGTCTGACCCTGTTGCTTCTTGGCCGAGAATATATTTGGGTAAATCTACTAAATCTTTGCCATCATTTAAATAAAATCCAAGTGAAGTTCCAACTGCATATATTAAATCTCTCGATAAACCTTCTGTTAATTTTTGTCGTCTGTCATAGATTTGTGGAATTTCTTTTATGTATGTCCAAATACCATCAAAATGTTCTCCAGTCATATTAATGAAAGTGTGAAATGGTGCATTTGCACTTTCATTTATTATATGATCTGGAATATTAGTTAATAATCTATTTCTATTTTTTCTATCATATAAAGAGGCAGAAGTTATTTGTTCATCGTACCAGGTTGTCGCTTCTGATGCCGTGGTGGGATATGAAATATAAGGACTTAATTTAGTTCCTGATCCACCAGATTTAGGCCATGCATTATCATTAAACACACCAATAGAACTTGAAATATAAGAAGAACTTTGGAAATACATATAATTTTCAAATGGAGTAAATTCATTTTTAATCTTTCTAACTTTCATTCCCAAACTTGAAGTTTGTGCATAAGTCAATGAACCAGAAATACCACTTAATGAATTACTTTGACTTTCGTATAATTCTACCTTAGCTAATTTCCGTTTAAAGTTTACCAACCTATCTTCAATAGAACTAAAATGAATAAAGTTATCCCATTGTCTATAATCTATTCCAGTAAGTTCTATGCTTTCCATAAAACTACCACTTAGTATTTCATTTTCTATTGCTTCTTTTATACTTGTATCAGATGAAACTAGATCATTATAAGATTTAAATTTTGTATCTCGTGCTACAAAATAACTGTCCGCTGCCGATTGTTGAATCCAGTTTGGATTTCTCAAAACTACAGCGTCTATATCTTCTTCTACAAAATCTATCAACTGCACATTTTCCGTATGTGATGGAATCATCTCCTTTACCACATAAGTTAAATCTCCTTCTGATACACCAGTTGGTAGTGGTTCATATAATTTATAAACTACTGAATGTGGATATTCTTGATATTTTACAACATCTTTTTTATAATTAACTACAAGATTTGCTTTGTCATTATCAAAATGTAAATAAGTGTATAAATCTTTAGGATTTTGATGATAAATAATTTTAAATTCTGGATAAAATGGCTCATAATTACTCAAATTCCCAACTTTTTGCCCTTGTCCTTGCCAACTGTCCTCAGCAACTAACTCTTTACTATTAACAACATTAACTATCTTTGAAGAATATGATTCATAAATCGGCCTTTGACCGTCACCACTTGTTGTATATTGTGCATCAAAATCATTTCCAAAGTTAATCCAAGCTCCAGGTGGATCTTTATACACCCAAAGGTTTCCATCTTCATCTGTTATTTGTTGTCCTATAAAATCAGGAGGTATTGGTAATCCATCATTGTTAAATCCTTCATCACCTGCATTTTCAGAAGTATTTGTTGTGGTTGCACCGAGAACATCTAATCCAAGAGCTGAATAATTTTCTTCATCAGATTTATCATCATCCCAATCAGGAAGTGCTCCGTCTAATTCCCATTTTCCAGGGGGTGGATTTGCATTCCACTTCCAAGTTTTTCCACTTGCATCTGTAAACGGTGAAAGTGTAACGGGAGGTGGATTTCCAGTTGGTGATCCATTTGGTGCACCACCACCGAGTCCACCACCGAGTCCACCACCGAGTCCACCGCCGAGTCCACCGCCGAGTCCACTTCCAGCACCTCCTCCGGCACCACCACCGAGTCCACCACCGAGTCCACCACCGAGTCCACTTCCGGCACCACCACCGACATCACGTTTCTTCTTTAACATAAAAGCGACACCCGCGATTGTACCAAGTACCAATGCTCCGAGTAGTAATCCTGGTAATAACCCTTTGAGTTTATCAAATAAACTTGGGGCGTCTGGAGCTGATGCTGATGCTGCAGGACTCTGTGCACCACCACCGTTACCAGCACCACTTGCTGGATCTACATCCACACCTTCACCACAGGCACCCATTCGTGGTATTATTGTGTTTTTATTACCACCCCAATATATTATTCGTTTATTAGTCATCAAATGATCCATCAATTATGGGTAAATCTAATGTATTTGGGTTAGTTATTCCATTTTGTCCAGTAAGAGTTATATCAGGACCATCTGGAATAGCATCAGAAATTTCTGCAACTATAGGCAATCCAAAATTTACATATGCAGCATTGGTTTCATACGCATCAGATACTGCATTATATACAGTTTGTTCCTGCACATACTGACCTGTTATTACTGATAAGGGCCAAACAATATCCCAATTCCCAACGTACCGTTTATGTCCACTCTGTATATACCAAATTGTACCACCATCATTTTTTACCAAACGACCATCAAAAGGACTGTCTGGTGTTGGATCTTGGGCGTGAGTTGGTATTGGAATTGTCCCTACCGTTACTTTGTTGAGTGTTCTATCTTGTCTATCCAATAAAGTATCTGGAGTATAAGTAAAATTTGGAGTCATTATTGTTACTGAAGGAGTAAAGTGGTTAATATCAGCTGGGCCTACGTCATATGTATGTGTTGCAACTGGAATATCAGTAATCTCTGTATGACCACATCCAAAATCCCAATAATATTTCACACCATTTCTATGACTATATAATCTTTTTCGTCTACCAGATTCATTTTTTCCATTTTCATCCCAATGTTTTTCTCCAAACGATGCTTTATCCGTAACTTGATGAATGTGGGCCCACCATCCAGTAGCATTTGTAGTATCGTTATTTGACATCTCATTCCACGCTGCCAATAAATCTCCAAATAAATTTACATAATCTTCAGGGTCATATATATTCGGAACTGCATCCTGTGGTGCGAGAGCAGATCCAATTTTATTACTAACACTATATATTACATTAGTACCTAACCATTCGGTCCATTCAGGGGGTCCTATCACATAAGCTCGTAAATCCGCCTCGGGGATTGGATCTTCCAATGACCAATCATCATTTTTATTTGTACTTGTATGCTCGGTGTATCCTACGATGAATGCATTTTCAACTTCAAGAGTTCCACCTACATATTTGTGTTTAAATCCAGGATCTCCATTTGCCTTATTATCTATTTGAAATCCAGTATTATTTATTCCATTAAATTTCCCCAATCCTTGTAATCCACCACCCACCGAACCAAAACTAATTTCCTTTATTGAAGTATAAATTCCGTATTCATCTGATAAACTACTAAATTCATCTCTATATTTATCTAAATTAATCATCTGTGGGGCAAGTCTTACTTCTTTCCTATCTGCTGATACTTCATCAATAAAAAATTTATATTCCTTTATATCAAGTTCACTCGGTTGACCATTTACAGGTGGTTTTTCTCCTTGAAATACCTTACCATCTTCCCCTACATAAAATTCACCCATTGGTAATCCAGTAAGTTGGGGATTACCACTATGAATCTCACCTCCTGTTTTGGTTAGAACAGCTTCATCTGCTCCCGCCATTCTCCTGTAAAAGAAATACTTAACTTTATAATCACCACGGGTAAACCCCACTTTTCTTAAATCATTACCTGGTTTTAATTGTATAGTATCGTCAGCGTTATTAAAATCTTCACTTATACCAGATTTTAAATATGTATCATTTAAATCATATACATGGAACTTTACAAAATCTTGTACATCATTACCAAATGTAGGATGTAAAGGACCATTTTCTCCCAAAACCGACACCCCTTCTTTTTTCAGAAGCTTAAAATCTTTATCACTTAATTTAGTATGTTGTTGTGCCATTTTAAATAAGTTCCTTTATCTCTCTATCTAAAACTTTATCACGGATTTCTCCACCGTGATACATATAAGATTTTTTATTAACCGATACATATTGATCTGGTCGTTCATAATTCAACCCCGTATCTGGATCTTCAAATGCTAAAAATGTATTAACAGAATTTCTCATCGGTGTAGTTTTATTTACCTGAATAACATTACCTTCATCGTCTACAATTTCACTTATATCTCCAAATGTTTCAGCCTGTTCAAGTTTTTTTTGATAATCAACCCTATCTTGTTCATGAAGTTTTAACCAGAATTCATTTTTTTTTAATTCTTCAAGTGTATATGGCATTTTTTATCTCACTACCTTGAATGAATGTTTCTCATCAAAATATTGAATAGTTTCATCAACAGTTCCACTGCCACTCACAACTTTATAGTTTATTCTATAAAATCTTTCTGATTGTAATCCGTTCATCCAAAAATTGAAATAGTTTCCTGTCGAATCACAACTTACCTTTGAGCCACTTCCAAATGGTACAATAACATCTTCTGTATAAGCATCTTTAATCTGATAATATGTACTTCCACTCGGTAGATATTTTACCGTATTATATCCAGTAGAATATTGAGTAGAAGAATAAGTTCTTTCGGGAAACATCTCTCTACCAACTACTCTAAATTTTACTTTTGAATTTTCTTTATATTTTGCTCGAAATCCTCTCATATAAAAATTCATATCTTCTAAATTGGCTGAAGAAAGTGCTGATAGAGAACCGGTTGTCCACTTTGAATCGTCCCAAACAACTTCTAATTTCGGTGGATATACCGTATGTGTGTTTACTGAAAAGAAACTAAAATGCCCCAACCTTGTAGTATTTCCCTCGTCAGAGTTTGAATCCGTATTACCAATACTACCACTTCTCTTTAACATAAATCCCTCGTTTGGAACTGTACTATGTAACCATTTCCAAGTAATATCAGTTACGTCCATTCTTAAATCTCTTGATTCATGTGTAAAAGATTGTGAAGCTTCATATCCACTTCCACTATACCAAGTTCCACCAGATTGTGAAACTGCATTCCATTGTGTTCTTGTTGTAGAATCATCTTTCCATTTCCAACCTACACCATCTGATATTACTGGATTTGAATCGCGTTTTCCTGATCCATTTGACCAAGACTGACTAACTGGATATCCATATAAAGTTTGTGATATATTTAAATCAGTTGAATTGGCATCATATAAATTTAAATAAAATTTTGTGTTTGATCCAGATGTAATTAACCCCGAAGCTACAGATTCAGAAATATAAGACAAATCAAACTTTATAAGTATCCGAGATGTATATACCACCGACCCATCCGCATTCATATCTTTTCTAACTTCAAGTATTTCATCAAGACTTGTATTCATACTCGAACTTACTTCATATAAGGTACTATCTTTGCTTGGAAATTCAAAATAATGCATCTACACTCTCCCTTTAAAAAATCACACCGGCGGAATCACCAATTGATCTTCCTTCTATATCTATATCAGGATATTTTAATTCAAATATAGATGGATCCAAAGAAGGATAAATAGTCCCGTCCTTGGTCGCATAATTTATATCATATACATTTCCAGAATAACCATCTGCGGCTTGCCATTTATTACTAATTAATACAGGATGGTTTTGTGGATTATTTTCTGTTGGTGCAACTACTGCTCCCACACCTTCAACATTTGAAATTACTGCTGCCAATTCGGCGATAACAATTGGTTGGTTAATTTGCCACCTATCGATATTAAAAAATTCTTTAATTTTTACTATACATCTTAATGTTACTTCACTTTTATTAAATCCCCTCCGTGATATAAAACCAAATTTAACTCCAATATTAATAATCCATGCATTTTTAATGTTAATTGCATCTGTTACTAATCTGTATTGACTTAGGTAAGTTTTTAGATTCTCTTTGACTGCAACATTAAGTTGGGTAAGTTTTTTATCTTCAGTATACCCAAGTGTATATAAATTTAATGCCATTGGATTCGGAAGTCTTTTAATAGATGATTGTATATCTTTAGTTTTTAGTTGATCTAAATTTCTTTCATCAATAAAAATATTTGAACCATCGGAAGTCTCTTTTTGCATACTTGGAATATTTAATTGTTCATCTTGAACAATATATGCCTTTGATACTGCTCCATATTTACTCCCCATTGCATATGTTCTTATAATATAATCTTCTTTAGTTACAACCCTACCCTGTGCTTGAAAATATGCTAAGGCATTGTTTTTAATTTCAATCGTTGTTTCTGCAGACTTTCCTCCCGTCGCGGGGTATGGATTGGTTACTGCCACCGAATTTTGAGTCGAACTAACTAAAGATGCATTAAGACCAGTAGTAACTTGTGTAAATCCAATATCAGTTACGTTTATTATTGAATCAGCTGCCACATTATCATCAATTCCACCACCATAAGAAAATTTAACAGTAAGAGTTGTATTTGAAGGAGCTTGACCATATGCTTCTGTTTTCAAAAAGTTTGCTGGATCAAAATATGTATCAAGTTTGCTTGGACTTCCAGGTAAAGTAGATCCAACTGAATTTGGATTCGGAACTATTTCTTCATCTGGACTATCTGATATACCACTACCAAATCTTAATTCTGTTGAACCATCCTGTAAAATATAAGTAATAAAGCGTCTTGGAGTCTTTTTTAATTTTAACAAATATGGAACTGTATCATTATATTGAACCAAACTTGGATCATTTGCTGCTGTATTTTCTTCTTCTATGAATGTGGTATTTTGTGCCAAATAAGGAACTTCGTACCAAACATTGTTATCACTATCTGTTACTGAAATTATCTCTATAATATTCTGTTGAGATAATTTTATTCTTGGATATGATTCAGCTGCACCAAATGTGAATGTGTCTGATTTAACATTTCCACTTTGTACTCTTACACTTTTTTGTAATAGATAAAATGAAGGAACTTTAGTTGTTTGGTTTACCTCATATACATCAATGGATAAAGGATCATATGAACTTGAATATTTAAAATTACAATCTTCTAATGTTCTAAATATCGTACCATTTTTTGCAGTAACTTGTGCACCTTCATTAATAGTCAAAGCATAGTTCATATTTGGTCTTACTGATTTTCCTGTTCCAGTTGCAGGAACTGTTTGGAAAATATCAATATTTGTAAAAGCTGGTTGAGTTATTTTTGGTTTATATCCATATACCTGAGCCATTTCATAAATAGTTTTTCTATCTTCTGCATAAGCCAATAACATTTCTTTAAATTGTGAATCTACATAATAAGAAAGAACATCACCAACATAAGATGTCATTTCAATAAACATCATACCAGGTGACGATTCATTAAAATCATTATATGTATTCGGATAGTAAGATTTTGCAAACTCTATCAAACCTTCTCTAAAAGCACCAAAATCTTTATTTATATATCTAACTTCTTTTTGGACTCTCGCCATTTTATTTCTCCACTAAATTATGTACCAGTAAGGAAACTTAAACTTACAGCATCATGAATTTCCGGATTCATACTCAGACTAAATTCAAGTTTAATGTTCAATTGGTTTGGTTCCGATTCATCTTGTTCTACAATTAATTCATTAACTGTTACATGCGGTAACCATTCTACCATTGCTTCCGATATTCTCTCTTCAACTGAAGTAATGAGTTGATCACTCATAGGTTCAAATAAAGTTAAAAGTAAATCACCACCAAAGTTTGGTTGGCCAACTCGCTCACCCCTATTTGTTAAAAGTAAATTTCTAATGTTGCTTCCTGTCTGTGAAAGAGTTGTTGAAGTTCCTGGAAAAAATCCCTTGGTATCATGATGTTGCATAGGTAATCCTAAACCAATTGTTACATCTGGATCTAAATCTAATTCTAATACACTCCGTGCTCTACCCATTGTTTACTCCATTATGGACGAAAATTTGTCCCATTCTTTTTCTTGTCAATTGCTTTCATAACTGCCGAATAATCTCTTGTTAATGCATCTGTTACATGGTCTGGAACTTGGTCAACTGAAACTCCTGCTTTCTTAATAGATTCTACTGCTCCAATTTCTCTTTTCATTTCCTTTGATACACCACCATTCCCTAAACCTGTAGCTCCTGCAAGTACATCATTTATCTTGCTGGTATCATAAACTCCACCACCCATCGTTGGGTATCCACTACCATCCCCCTGTGGAACTCCACCAACAGTTTCATTTAACACTTTGTTAAGAGCTTTGTTTGTCGTATAGTTTACTTCCTTGTTAGGTTTAGTTTTATACTGATTCCTAACAGATACTTCAAGCTCTTTTTCTATTGTGGGGGATGAAACTAATTCGGTAAGTGAAGATGAATTTTCTTCTTTAATAAATATCTCATTCACCTGTTTTTTCACTTCTTTACGAACTACAAGTTCAATTATTTTTATTAACTCTTGTTTCTTCATTTTAATAACTCCTATTCTATATTATTGTACTACTAATTACTCCTGGTATCACAGCTGGTGGTTTAATAACCGTTCCAGTAAAAATTGTTGCAAGAAAGGATGCGTAGATAAGTGTTGCCATACTATTACAAACATCTTCTATACTACCACCACCAAAACCAACTGCGGTTGATGGTGCAAAAATTGGTGGAACTACCATTACACTCGCTCCTATTGCTGAATGAGCTGGTGTTCCAAAATTTAACATTAAAGCTGTGGCTGAAACAATACCCGTTGTTATTTGTGTCATTGTCGGATCTTGTGCTTTAAAACTACCTACTATCGCTGCCTTCAATGGAGCTTTGGCTGCGTCAACTCCACTTACCTTTAACTTTAAACCTATAGATGAAGGGTCTGGTATTGGTGTGGGAGCTGGTGTAAATGCTGGACTACCAATGGGTATTATCTCAGCATCTTTCATAAAATCTATTATTGCTGTTGCCATTCCTTCAGCTGAATCTGATTGTGTTGATTCTCCATCTTGTGCTAATTTACTATAATTATCAACTAAAGCTGTTTTAAGTTTATTTTTGTCCAATGCCATTATTAGTCCGGTTTCATTAACATATCACAGAGTCTAGCTCTTATTGTTTCTACTCCGGCTATCCATGCCTCTACAGCAATTGTATTTGGGGGACCACCACTAACTGGACCACTTGGACCGGCTCCAGTTGGAATAGCTGATAAATTCAATATAACATCACCCAATTCTACAAATGAATTACAAATAGAATCCATTAAATTTGTAAGTTCTTCTCCATATACGAGATGTTGTTGTCCCATATCATCTCTACCGTTTACATATCCCGTTATACCTAAAGCCTCTCCACCTATCCGTAAAAATGAACCTTGGTTATCTTTCATTCCTGCACAATCATCAAGATGTAATATTGCACCCTTACAAGATTGTAAATGTGCCTTATCATCAAGTGTTAAAAAAGATGGACATGCACTTGCTATTAAAACCTTTTCCCCAATAGAGATTCCAGATGCTGAAGCTAAATTGGAATTCACAGCATCTGGACCAACTAATGGAAATGGTTCAGGCTCTCCACTTTCTGGATGACCGCCTCCTACAACACTATTCATAGCATCTGGACCAACTAACACACTATATTCTCCAGTATAAAATCTGGTTCTGGGAGTAGACACACAAAATTGTCTATCTGCATCAATTGTAAATGACCAAGGTGTTCCCCATCCAATTCCAAGTGCAGAATAACCCATTATTTCATTTCTTTTTGTATTAAATGTAATCCTATCACTATTAATGACAATCTGTTTTCCACCATCGATAGGATTTTTATCATTGTGAACTTTTGACATTAACCGATGTTTTTGAGAATTGGATTTTGTTCTATTTAACTTTACAGATTGATCAGTAGTCATCCAAACAGAAGAACCATCAGCATTTATATCTTCTTCAACTGGTTTCTTTGGAGATTCTTTTAAATTTTGTACAACTCCACTTTTATTAAAATTATCAGCATCTAATAATTGTCCTGCTCTAATAAGAATATTCGGTGAATCCGGTTTATCATCTTCATCTTCATGTGAATCAGGTATAATATTACTTCCAAATCTTATAGAATTGCCCCATCTACCTTGTAAAATACTATCACCTTGGTAGGGCCACAAATTTCTAATTTCATTATCAATTTCAAAATGTTCATAAATAAAATCTTCTTCTTTAATATCTTCTGGTCTAATGCCACTAAGTCCAGGACCAACATTACTATTTACATTATCAAATAGATTAAGAACGTTAATATAAAAATTTTGTTTATTAAATGATACGACAACTACATATTCTCCTCTCACGGGAAGTGGGTGAGAATTTGGAAATAGTGGTTTAACAGTACCCACATTAGTAAGTGGAGTATCAAATTGACTACTAACCATTCTTACAGTAACAGAACCAAGTTTACTCCAATCTTTACCACTGCCATCCTTTAACTCTGGAAGATCAGATTCTTTTAGGTGGACGGCTATAACTTCTCCCATTTCCATTTCGTAAAATTCATTTTCATTTGGACTTGGTATCAGACCCTTAACCATTCTACGAACAGTTGCTGCAGTAGGAAGTCCTCCTGATTTATCTTGGGAAACTGGTGCAGATCCAGGTTGTTTTTTACCCTTCGATGGATCTGAATTCTTACTCCAATGCGCCATTAATTTTCCTTAACTGATTGTATATCGTCTGTTATTTTATCTGATTTCTTTTGGATGTCTACAACTACTTCATCTATACTTGTTAATAATTGTTCCTTTTCTTTCTCTGATAAACCAAATTCTGATTCACTGCCACCTTTGTTTTCAGCAGCAATTAATCGCTGAACTACTGTGGCCAACTTAACAAGCTGTTCATCATTCTTTACATTGATTTCCAAATACTCTTTTATCATAGGGATTAACTGAATAGCCATATCCCCATCTTTGATAAATCCAGCAACTTCTTTTACTAACATTTCAAGTTGTGTTTTATTGTGTTTGGAATTATCATAAATATCTTTGAACAATGATGATAGTGATTTACCCTCAAATAATTCGTAATCCTGACTCATTTTGATTTCCTTGTATTGTATTAAAAATAGATATTATAACTCATAAATAAATATTAAGTAACTCAAAAATCGGTGCATATATATTGCAAAACAAAATATCGTATATATTATATTTATTAGTGTCGAGAGAAGTTCTTGACAACAGAAAACGGAAGTTAAAAATCCCTTTTTTGTTAAATGATAAGAATAACAAACGGGAGAAAACAATGAAGGAAGTCATCGCGTTAGTCAAAGGTTGGGTAGATGATATCGCTCAACTACTTGCCTCTTTCATAGCAATCGGAGCTGTAAGCGAAGTATTGTTTGGAAGTGGAATCTTTGGCGTAACTGTTATTGGTAACCTGACATCAATCATAAATAATTTTGGCGAATCCGGTTTCGCTGGGTTAGTCGCATTGTTGGTGTTGGTGGGTTTATTCCGTAAATAGCTATTATCGGATAATGAAAAAGGGGAA